TCCTTATCCTTTTCGTTCTTGAGCAATGAATACATAAACTCAATTGGATAGTAATACTTCAACCATGCTGTCCAGTATGATAGCGTTGAGTATGCTACGGCGTGAGACTTGTTAAACGAGTACCCTGCGTGAGCCTCAAAGTCGTGCCACAGTTCTTCTGCTGCTTCTGGTCGCAAGAAGTTTGATGCACCCTTTACGAACTGATCTTTAAATTGGTCGAATTCTTTTGCATCTTTCTTCTTACCAATGATCTTACGAACCTTGTCAGCCTCTGCCATTGACATACCGCCAAGTTCTGTACAAGCCTGCATAACCTGTTCCTGATACAAGATGCATCCGTAGGTGTCTGCGGTAAAGGCCTTCATAACTTGGTGGTGGTAAGAGATGTTCTGCTTACCGTGCTTGCGAGCAATGTAGTCTTTACCAATGGTGTTCATGGCACCTGGACGAACTAGAGCGTTAGACGCTGCAAGTTCTGCAAAGTTCTTGACACGCATCTTTACTAGCAGGTTGGTGTACGGAGTTGCTTCACACTGGAAGACACCCTTAGTGTATCCGTCAGAAAGCATGTCGTAGATGTTGCTATCTTCCATATTTAGTTTGTGAAGATCAACTTTCTTGCCAGTTCTTTCCTGAACAATCTTTAGAGTGTCCTGAATAACAGACAAAGTCTTTAGGCCAAGTGCGTCAATCTTAATTAGACCAATACGCTCTGCTTCTTCCATGTCTACGGCAACTACTGGAATGCGTTCCTTGCTACCTGGCGTTGTGCGAGTTTCTAGTGGAGCATACTTAAAGATAGGCTCTTTAGATGTAACAACACCTGCAGCGTGAATACCAGTACCACGGATACGACCACGCAACTGCTCACCATACAACTCAATCTCTGGATACTTCTCACGGAACTCTGCAGTCTGCTTTGAGCGTAGGTAGTCGTCCCAGTCGTCAACGAGTTTAAGAACTTTGTTTACGTCTGGTAGTGGAATGTTTAGCACACGAGCAATGTCACGAATCATACCCTTGCCCTTGAACTCAAGGAACGTAGCGATAGATGCAACGTGACGATACTGACGAACGAGATAGTCCTTTACTTCTTCACGGCGGTTGTCCTGAATATCAGTATCAATATCTGGGAAGTCGTTACGCTCTGGATTAATAAAGCGGAAGAATAGAAGTCCGTGCTGGATAGGATCAATGTCTGTAATGCCAAGTGCGTAGCAAAGTAGCGAACCTGCAGAAGATCCACGACCTGGCCCAACCATGATGTCTTCTTTCTTTGCCCAAGCAATCATGCTACGGACAACAAGAAAGTATGGACCAAAGTTCTTGTCCTTGATGATACCAAGTTCTTCGTTTAGTCTGTCTAAATATTCTTGCTTGTCTGCCAAGCCCTTTGCACGAAGTCCGTCCAATGCTAGAGTATATAGTTCCTGATCTGGATTCTGATACTGGACTGGAAGAAGATCGATGTGGTCCTGAATATCATAGTCTTCAATCTTGTCTACAATCTCAAGCGTGTTGTCGTACATGTCTTGACGTGTAATACCCTGAGCACCCATAGAGTTGTGCATCTCTTCGTCAGAGAGCAGGTGAATCTCAAACTTGTTAAAAGACATCTGACGGTCTGCACCATAGAGGTAGTCCAGTTTGTCCATAAGGTTTTCGTGCTTTGTAGAACCCTCATAGGTAGCACCCTTTTCAGCCTTATTCGAATATGAGTTTAGGATTAGTTTAAGTTCCTGGATTTCTTTCTGAGACGGATCAGAGTGGTGACAGTCTGGGGTAACGATTGGCTTGATTCCGAATTCATCCGCCAGTGCCAATATAACCTCGTTAATTTCTTGGGGGTTATGTGGCATCACTTCTATGTAGTAATCGTCTCCAAACGTCTCCTGTGCCCATTGAAGGTGGGTTTTGGCAGCAGCCAGGTTGTCTGACTCAATGGCTTTGGCTAGGTATCCGCTAAGGCAGCCAGATGTAATAACAAGGCCTTCCTTATACTCTTCTAGAATCTTCCAGTCCATACGAGGCTTCTTGTAGAAACCCTCTGTCCAAGCAAGTTCATTTAGTTTGTTAAGGTTCTCTAGACCCTTTGCATTCTTAGCGAGAATGATAAGGTGGTTGTAGTTGAGGTCTAATGGGTCGTTCTTGTCTTTCTTGTCTTCGTGGTCAAAGCGGTCGTTTGCAATGTACCCCTCAATTCCTAGAATTGGCTTGATACCTGCAGCCTTGGCAGCACGGTACATTTCACGGTGTCCAGATAGTGATCCGTGATCAGTGATGGCGATGGCTGGCATACCTAGTGCGACAGCCCTGTCTACATATTCTTGCGGTGTCGCAATTCCATCGAAAAGCGAATAGTGTGTGTGAACGTGAAGTCCAGCGTAACTCATAGTGTCCTTAATGTTTTGATGTGTAAAAATTATGACATACTTTAGTGGCGATGTCAATACCATAAAACAAATGTAGGGGTACCGAAGTACCCCCACAAGTGTTAATTATTACCAGTCCATATTTGCTGAAGTGACTGATGGAGAGTCGAAGCCAAGATAGAATGCTTCCTGCTCTGCATATGGAACGTGGCGAACCACAGTGTCCAGGTTGAATGGCTCAATGCCAGTCCAGTCAAATGGCTCTGAGTCTGGCTTGGTTGGTAGAAGCGTGTAGTTGGTTTCAGTTCCCTGACCATTACGCTTGATCTTCCACTCAAGGTTTGAGATTGAACCAGTCTCTAGTGCATACTCACGAAGAGTGTTGAATGCAGACTGCTTTGAAATGCCCTGCGACCATACGGCTACATATGGAGGCTCTAGTCCGTCGTCAACTAGAACGTTGCAGTAGAAACGAAGACGAGCCTTCCAGCCAGCCTTTGGGTCCTTGCGGTGCATCTCTTCTGCCCAGTCACGACCCTCGCTGTCCATGGTGTCTACAGCCTTACGCTTGTAGTCCTTTGGGTTGGTGTGTTCCTTGACTACGATTGCAAGGCCACGGTCAGCACTGTAACTAGCCGAGTCCTGATCAAGTTCCTCAATGAAACGAATTTTTGCAGACTGTCCGTCTGCTAGTTTTACCCAACGAACCTTTGGTCCATTGCTTTCATACTTTGGCTTATCTAGTATTGCGTTGATATCTTTTAGCCCTCTGATGATACTCATGTTGTTCTCCTTTTATATTGGTTTATTATTGTAGCATAGCAGCGATAGACTTGTCAAATGATTCGTCAAGATTCTTGATATCGTCATCCGACATATCGCCAATATCCTTATATTGTTTATCTAGTTTGATAACAGTAACACGTGAGCCAAGACGTTCTATAATCTTGTCTTTCATATTACCGCCTGCTTCATCATTGTCTGCAATAACGATAATGTTATTGAAGTATTTTTGTAGTAGGTCTGTTTGGAAATTAGATACGTTAGCACCTAATGTCGCTACCGCTGGAAAGCCACACTGGTCAAGACGAATGGCATCGAATGATGATTCGACAACATAGACCTTGCTTGATGTCTTTACACGGTGTAGATTGAATAGGACTTTACTCTTTGGAAGTCCTGGAGTATTTTTAAAGTCTTTGCCTTCGATTGATCTTCCAACGAAGCCAACCTCTGTGCCATCGGGCGAGTGGACTGGGATAGTGACCATGTCCTGCTTTTCAGAGAATCCTAGGCCAAACTTCTTTACGGAATCTTCTGAGACAAGTCTGCCAGAGTAGTAACGCATGGCACGTGGGGAATCTAATGCTTGTTGATTTAAACGCTTAATCAAAACTTGGTCATACTGCGTGTATTCTGGTTTAGTGACCAGAGCCTTACTAACTATCTGCTCAATGTTAGTTTCTGTTTCTTTAGATTTGATATATCGGATTGCCTCAAAGTAAGATCTTCCAGATGTGTGCATGATGAACTCTGGTAGGCTAGCAACGTGGTGGCAAGAAAAGCAAAAGAACGTTCCGTTTACCTTGTCGATTTCTCCAGCAGGCGAACGGTAATTGTTGTGGTATGGGCAAAAGATAATGTAATCAGAATCTACTTCTGATTCAATGTCGATTCCCGATCCAACAAGGATTCGCTGGATTTGTTCGGCTGTGTATAAATCACTGTTGTGCCGTCTATCCCCACTACGCATTCAATCTTCTTCTTTCCTATGTATGTTCCGTATATTGATATTTTAAATATAAAGGTTTCTGTTTTTCTATTATACCTGATCGTGAAGTCTGAGTCAATGTCAAGCCTTTCAGCATATCCAGAGTCTCTCATTTGTTGTCTTAACAACCTAGTGTATTCTGTTTTTAATCTTGGAATTGCTGAGTCATCGTGAATCTCTCCACTAAATGAAAACCGCTTAATAGGCTTATGGTGTAAATTTTCCACACTCTATTATAACCAATTTTCTTTTAGTTATCTTCAAAATCCTTGTACTTATACCAGCCCTTGTCAAAGTCTACCTGCACCAAGAACTCGCCCATAAAGCCATTACGGTTCTTACGGAAGACACACTCCAGGATGTCTGAGTTAGTGGCACGGCCTAGTGCTAGCACCCAGTCAGCATCGTAGGCGATCTGACGAGACCATGCGGTCTGACCTAGGGTAGGAACTGTGTCTAGTTTAGTAACGTCATCTGGCGTAGCAGACGAGATAGCAATGATAGGAATCTCTTCGCTAATAGCCATAAGTTTTAGTTCACGAGATAGGTTCTTCATGCGTACCGTTTCGTTGTCTGACTTCTGGTTAGGCGACATCAACTGTAGGTAGTCCACGATAACTAGGTCTGGCTTATACTGGTCAATCTTTCCACGAATAACTGATGGGTTTACTTCTCCACCAGAATCGTTTGAGATGATGTGGAACTCTGGCTTGCCAGCAAGTTCCTTAGAGTGCCAACGCTTTAGGTCTTCAATCTCAACCTGACCATTAGATAGTTTACGGTGTGACCAAAGACCCTCACCCATAATCGCAAATACACGATTACGAACTTCTGTCTCGCTCATTTCAAGAGAGATAATGAGTGGAGATCTGCCCTGCTTCCATGCTTGTACCGCCATGTAAAGGGCAAACCAAGACTTGCCGATACCTGGATACGCTAGGAAGACACCCAACTGTCCTGGAGTAATTCCAGCAGGTAGGTAGTTGTCGAAGCCTGGCAAACCAGTCTTGATGCCGATTGAGCCAAGTGCTTGCTGTCTTGCTAGGTTCTCAAAGTATGCTACCGCTGAGTCAAGATCTGTGGCATCAATGTCACGGATGGTTGCGGTGTTCTTCTTTAGTTCTGAAGTCTTGGCAATGATTGTTTCTAGGGCATCGGAACTGTGTCCAGCCTGCACATCTGCAGCAGCATTACGAAGAAGTTCTTTAACGCTGTCGTTCAGGAATTCTTTCTGAAGTTCTTCTAGGTGATACTTGGTAGCACCAATGTTCTCGGCTGGGGTAAAGTCACGAAACTTTTCGATCACTAGGGATATTGGTGGCACAGAGGAGTTGGCCTCTGAATAGTTTCTGATAAACTGCCAAATGTCTTTGTGGGTACGCAAAAGATTCTCTACGTTTGCCTGCAACAATACGTGAACCTGTTTGTCTTGTAGGACTGCTGTTAATAGTCTAGCCTCTGTATTACTCATTGTTTAACCATTCCTTGGCCAGTCTACGGCGTTCGGCTCTCTCTTTGTTGTCTAGTTCTAGTTGTTCACGTTTAGTAATTATGTCGTGAGCATAGTTTGCAAAATATTTCCATGTTGGACTTTGTGCAACATCAAAGTAATATTGTAGCAGGTCATAGCAGAAAGGTAAAGTGTAAGATTCGATTAGAGCATCTGCTGCCCACTGCTCTACGTTTAAATTCAATAATGGCTTTGCCTCAAACTTTTGGGTATGTAGTTTAGAGTATCTTGAAAGCAAAGCCATTCGGTCTTTGCGTTCTGCCATTATTTGCCTTCGATCTCGCCCTTGGCCTCAGTTACCTTTTCCTGAAGTTTGGCCTCAACAAAAGAGTATACACGATCGAATGCTTCGTTGGTGTTCTCACCATCACGCTTGCTATCTGTTACAGATATGTCAATTCTCAATGACTGAAAATTGCCTAGGTTGAGCGTATAGCCTAGCCCAACGGTTACCTTGGTGTCTTCGTTATTCATACCCTGTTCCTTTCAAGAACAATTAAATCGATTCAGACCAGATGGGGATAAACCGTCCATCTTCGGTCCTTGTATATGTAAGTATACCATCTCCCATCCTACGAGTCAACTCTTGTTTTGTGGGAGTCATGTCGTTGGTAATGAGTTTGTCTTTTCTTGGTCTTCCAATATGGTAGGAAGCAAGTATATCACGAATCTCACGAACCTGCGACTCTGAGTAATAACTTCTTACCTGCCAGCCTGTGCTACCGCCTTTTTGAGATCCTGTAGGATGTGGGATAACCCCACGCTTCATTAGGTCTGGCATATACTTCTTGTGTCTGTTTACAAGGTCTGCCGTTTCCCCAACTGTGAAGGCTCGTTCTCTATTCTTTTTAAAATCATTAATAAGACAACTTTCAATTCTGTCCTGAATAATATTATAAACAGACATAATGCCATTAGATTTGTTTAGGTGGTGAACTCTTACAAGATCTCCGTTTAAGAACCAAACCTTTTTATTACCTGGAATAACAGGCTTATCGTTATATCTATTTTTGTCAATAGAATTTGATTGGTTGGCAGCCATGATAGACCTACTAAGACCTAGGGACTCCAACAGCAATAAGGTTTACTCCGATTGAAACGTTACCGTTTGCATTAAAAATAACTGTTCCTTCTACCTTACTGGTTGTTATAGATTTTAGGATGACGGTTACATTTCTACCTGCGTCAGTTGAGTTTAAAGTATATGGCGTAGCGGTAACGATTGGTGGCACCTTAAAGGTAACTCCATTCGGAAAGTCTAGCGAAAAGTCTTTTGTGGTTCCTGCTGTTACTGCCTGTGCTGTACCAAAAATTTCTTTGTAGCCACCGACAAAAACTAGGTCTGATGTTTTAGAAGACTCTGGACCTGTTGAAGTAATAACTGTAGAGTTTCCTACTGAGGCAGATGCTGCTTGCTTATCAAGCATTGAGTTAACAGCCTTGACGATTGTTGACACGTAGTCAAGGTCTAGTGGCTGTCCTGGTTGTGGGTCTTGTAATTGTGGCATATGTCTATTATATCACTAAAACGTCTATGATGGGACAGGATCTTGACCTTCAAATATTAGTGCAAATGGTTCGTGCACCTGATTTGAGGTTGGCTGTTGTACCCAAATTCTTACCCCTTGTGCTGGCAAATTTGTATCTGGGTCTATTGGAACCAAAGTGTTGTATGTTGGTGTAGAAACTGTTCTAACATAAGTCCACCCTAGAGTATCGTTAAGATAGTTATCTTCAAAGTCCCACTTAATAAATATTTCGTAAACTGTATTTGTATTTGTTTCTGCCCAGGTTGCTGATACTTGTCTTTCAGATATAAAAACAACCTCTCCGTCTACAGATAGCGGTTCTTCTGTAGGAATATCTTTTTGAAATGTGTGCATTGGTGACCAGTGTGATGTTCTGTTACGGTCTTCTGAGACAACCCTGTATCTAATGGTGTAACCAGATCCAAAGATCTTTGGCACATTTTCAACAACAACCTTTTTTACAACATCAGCCATTCTAAACCCCTACGTTAATTCCAAACCTGAACTCTATGTAGTTCTTAGTATTCTGATTTTTAATTACAGTTTCACCGTTGGCTGTTTTAAAAAGAGTATAGCCAGTTAATCCATATAGCGGATTCTGAGTCGTTGTGTTGTCAAGCCTAATTCCATCAAGGGCTACGTAGTAGTCGGAGGATGAGGAGCCAGAATCTGTTACAGAAGTGTATATTTCAATTTGATCTACGATTCCCCAAGAAAATCCAGTTCTATAAAATAGTTCTTGAAGTTGTTGTTCTACTACCACATATCTGTTATTTGCAAAGTCGTGCTGGCCTTCACCTGTTCCGTTAGGAATTGCTATTTGCATATTTGCATATACAGATGGGTTTGCTGATGATGCAAACCTTACCATAATCTCAATTAGGTCTGGAATATCGGCCGATTCGTCTCCATCCTTATTCATTACAGAAAATGCTAATTTTAGTTTATCTGTTGGTGCATTTCTATTTAGATTTACGGAGGTTCCTGTTAGTTTTATGTAGTCTGATCCAAGGCCTGCAGTCATTTCTGTTCCAGGTCCAGTATCTGAAAGCGTAGCATTTCCTCCAACAATTGCTAAAGACCCATTTAAAATTCTTGGCCTTTCATATCTAGCAATTCTGTTTGCATTTCCAAACAATATGTTTGTGCTAGTAAAGAAGAATGCTGGCGAGGTGGTTGTTATTACGTTGCTTGTACTAATCTCTGTTTCTAGCAATATTTCTTCGGTGGTTGATCCACCAACATCTACATATTCCCATCCCTCATTTTCAGAGAATGTGTATAGCATTCTGCTATCAAAGCCTACTGCACTTGGGTTGCCTCCTGCTGAATAAACACCAACCTCAGTAATTTCATATCTTTCTTCTGTTGGAAGTTCTGCTGTAAATACAATCTTTTCATCATTTTGATCAGTAAGTTCGTTGTACTCACTAATATACCCCCTAGATAAAATTGGCAATCTTAGCATCTCAAAGTCTAGGGTTTCCTTGTTTGAATAGTCTCCAAACGGCTCTTCGTCTATTTTAGATAGTGGCTTTGGACCACAGCCAATAGCAATAAACGATGCATACGCTGGTGCTTGGCTAATCAAAAACTTGCTTAGAATGTTTTTGCCTGTATTTGTAATCACGAACTTTCTCCTGTATCACTATATATTGTATCACTAAGTATCTCGCCTTGGTAGAGTATTTCTACTTCTACCGTCTCATCTGGTTTGAGATTAACTAACTCAATAGTAATTATACCATTAGCATCGATGGTTACGTTGCTTTCTCCTGCTGCAATGTTTGGAAGTCTTTCTTCCAGTTTGATGGGAAAGTTGTCCATATAGTTTGGCAGGGTGTCTTGTAGTGGGATAATGTTGAAAGCGTTAAATTGGCTAGCAATGATCTGGGCATCTTTAATTGGCTGATATTTAGTGTTAAATCCATTAATAAGATCGTGTCTTGATAACTCAATCAATTCGTTACCGCCAAGCATTTCTAAAAACATCTGTGCAGCAACAATGCCAGAAGGCGATGTCGGGTATAGTTCATAGGTTTCTGGTGTTGCTATTTTTACACCACTAGAAACAACCGTTGTGGTTGTTGCAATGTTTTGAACAGTGCCCTGATCTGGCTTGGGCTTAACATCTTTTCTAAAGTCGTCATCGCTGCCAATGGTTTCTACTGGATATCTTAATCCAAATCCTGGCCCCATATATCCTGCACCCATATTAGATCACCTCACTTAAGTATACCGTCATTGATGGTCCTTGCACACTCTTAGAGTATTCGATGTTGTACACAACGAATCTTGAAGAACTTGAAATGACCTCATTGCTATCGTTGTTGGTATAGTCTACCTCAACAATATCTCCTAGTTGAACTGTTGGCATTCCAAATAGGTCGATGCCTACTGCCTTTCTAGGAGTAGTAACTTTTGAAAGCAGCCATCCCATCAGGTCATCTGCGTCGTCATGTGATTGAATGTACGGAGCATCTAGAGAAAATTCTAGCATTCCATATTTTTGCCTACTAAATTTAATATCATTGAATGACTGCTTAATCTTTAGTGGCGACTCAATAGTTGTTGAGGTTGTGTATTGCGTGTTTGACAACTCTCCCTTTTTATTAAAGTATTGGTCAACAGTCAGTTGGTTCTGCGATCCTTGAGTAAAAGTTATGCCAGATATCTGTAGGTAGTTTACAGAGTCATCTGCAAGGCTAATTGTGCTATCTGTTGCATTAAAGATTAAGAACTCTGCTCCATATGCCGTTGGCATAAAGTTTGAAATAACATAACTCTTTACACGGTTAATTGTTGGCACAAGCAAAGACCTGAATGATGGATATGCTTTTTCGTATTTGATATCGAAGTAGGCTGCTTCTCGCATAATGGTTCCAAACTCTTCGAAGTAGATATTTTGCTTTGGTGGCGTGTTGGGATCAAGGCTTGACAAGTATACCGACTGAACAAAACCGCTAAGTGCATATTTGCTTAGTGCTTCGCTAGTGTTTATATCTGTATCTCCAAATACGCTATTTACTGGAGTGTCAATCTTTTGCATGGTGTTATCGCTGTAGTTGTTTCCTAGAGCATATAGGTTTTGAAATACACACTTTGCAGTGCCTCGGACAAACATAGCCACGTTATTGTATAGTTTAATATTTCCGTCTTCGTCTGTTTCTGGGCTTGGGTCATCGACTGTGGTTAGCAGTCTTCCGTTTATATATAGATAGAACCTTAGTGCAGAACCTACCTGCTTATATTCTACAGATATGTCATAGTCTGGTAGCACTGTTGTTTCTGTTACCCTGCCAGCATTGACAAAGTTGTCGTCCCCAATAACAATGTTTCCAATGCCTTCCCATAGCACAACTGGAATTGCATTTGAGTTGGCAGAATCTTTTTTAATCTTGTAGAAGAACATGTCTGAAAGTGATATGGCGTTATTGTTTGCATCCTTAAGAGAGTTTTCTTGTGATAGGGCAGCCAACTCAAAGTAGTATCCGCTATTTGTTGCTGGGTTTACAAGGATTCCAAGACCCCCAGAGCCTCCAGAAACGCTTAGGGCTTCCTGCTTAGAGCCATTTAAAACATCATAATAAGTTGACGATCCAATTGCTGACTGGATCTTATCTGTGCTATTCTCAACAGTTCCAGCAATTCTTACCCTAGTTCCAAAGTGGGTAAACTTGTTTGTCAATGTTTTGTGTGCATAAGAAATAAAGTTGATTGGCTTAATTGATGAGTTAGAAAAGTTTGGACCAGACAGAACAAAAGCGGATGCTTGAACTAATCCAGATCCTGGAATCTCCTGCTTGTAAGAGTTTTCCTCAACTAACTTGCTTGCCGTTGACTGATAGTTTTTTAGAATACCAGTCCTTACAGCACTTCTTGCAAGGGCATCGCTACCTGTTTTACCAGCAACGCCGTAGGTTGTCGATCCAGAAAAGACTGATTCTGCAAACATATATTGTGATTGCATTTCGCAACCAGCCATTGTTGAAGACTCTTTCCAGTATGTATCAAGTCCTGCTGTGTGGCTTACTAGCGGTGTTCCAAACTGGGCACGTCCATGCTTGGCTACAGCACCATTCTTTAGTTTAACGATAGACGGATTGTTGGTATCTGTTTCATAAAATGGCTCTGTGTATATTCTAACTAGCCCTGTTGGGTACATCTTGCCATTAAATTTTAGTCTTGCAAACTCTCTCTGATAATCCTGAATGTCTGCAATCCAGATGTTATAAGATGGAGACATTGACGCATCCCCTGTTTCATTTCCTGTAATGGAATACTCTATTGCATCGTATCTAATAATCTCACCATTTGCATAAAAATATCCAGAATATCTCAATAGGTTAGAGACTGACTCTCCCAAGTCAATTACGTTGTTTTGTAGTACATTGTTTGCCACAGTTGGAACTTGTGCTGCAAGACTACTCTTAAGTGCCACTGCTGCAAGTGCATAACTTGACTCAGTTGCTAACTCATCGTTATAAGATACCCTAGAGTTTTCTGGAGTTACCTGCCAGAGAAGGACTGGCTTATACTTCCAAGAATAATCCTTTTCCATAATGCTTGGGTTAGTAAGCATGTTTCTTTCTTTCTGGATGTATCTAGTTGTGTAACTAATGTTTCCATTGTTATAGATCTTGTTTTCTTCTGAGGCAAGTTGCACAATGTTTGCCAACTTAGTTTTGCCAGCAACCAACTTGTTCTTTACGATACCGCTCTTTTCTTGGTCATTTGTTCCAATAAGAGTAACGTCAGTAGATCTTTCTTCTCGTGTTGGCATAATGTAGTTTTTAGACATCATCACAAAATTATTGTATTCGTCAAAGAACATCGCTGTCTGTGTTGAAATAGCGATAGACTTTAGGATTTCTGCTACGCTTGTGTTTGGTGGAATAAAGAAGAATGGAATAGTAACTTCTTTTTCGTTAGCATTTCTTTTAAAGATATAGTTAGAGAATCCAATGTTGTCAAGAAGTAGAGAAATTGCATAACTTACAGAGGCATTTCTAATAACAACTTCTGGGGCTATGGTTGACTCAAACTTTATAAACATATCTCTAAGTTCAATCTTTACGGTTCTGTCCTCTGAGTTTATAGATGGGAATCCGTCTGCATACATAGTCTTCATAGGGATAAAGTAACTTGCAAAGCCAACAACATCTCCGTTACCGTCAATTTGTGGCACATCCTTTACCTGCTCGTAGAACTTAATCTGTAGGTTGTGGTTTGAGTATTTACCAATAATGCTGTTTGTATTCAATTCATTGAACGCATCGTCGAAGTCAAAGATGTCTACGCTTCCTGTAGAAACTAGAAGGTCTCCTACTGGCATACCGCTGACACCAAGATCTGATGCTGGCTTCTTGATATTAAAACTAGTTGTTCTTTCGGTAATGTCTGCAGCAAGTCTTGGAGACATTTCGATAAGGTCAAATGTAGAACCTTCCTTGTTCATGGTTTCTACAACAATTCTAACTCCATTGATGTAGTCAAATTCTCGGTATACCGTCTTTCCGCTTTCCACAAAGTAGTCTGGATTAGTAAAGTCTGTAACAAAACTTGAGTTGGTTCCTACCTCTTGTGCATATGGTGCCCAACCATACTGTGGAACAAACTCGTAGTAGCCATCTAGATCATCTAGCCAGACATAGAACTTGCCACGAGTTTCTGAATTGCTCTTAACAAAATAGCCATAGCCATTTGTTGACTTTGTTGGCAACAATGTTTCTGAGGTGTATGAGCCTACGTTTAGAAATATGTCTGCTAGTTGTTCTGGCACGATCAGGCCGTACTGGAGTTCTAGGTATCCGTCTGGGCCGATGATTGGTGAGCCGTCTGGTCGTGTACTGTTCTCATTAAAAGAAATTGCTGTTGTCCAACTGTTATCTTCTAGATACTGAATACTCCATCTGGCTGGAGTTCTTTTATTTTCTTCTCCATAAAATGGGTCATCATAGTTGCCAGAACTGTTAGTAAAAGATCCTAGGTCAATGTCTCCAATGTGTGTCTGCATCTTTACAACAAGCCTATTGGCAGGCACTCTGTCCTTATACACTACGAATGGGGCAGCGTCGTCAATGTAGTGCTTTCCATTTACTGTTCTGTTTGCAATGCCTCGTTCATATACGGTTGATGGAACTTCCTGTCCAGCAGGTAGTTCTCCAAACAAAGACGCAGTTCTAAATGAGCACCAGTATTTAAACTTGTCGTTCTTGTGGGCCATGTAGTATCTTGGCCTTCTAGCCATGTCAATGTTGGTTGTGTGAGTATAGGTATTCTTAAAGAATCTTAGTTTATTGATACCCGATCTTGGTCTAAATCTTCCAAAGCAGTCTTCAAGCGAGAACAACATCTTCTCTTTTTCTTTAACTGTCTTAAATGGTGTGCCCTTAGTATTCTCGTCTTCGTAGCCACCGTCAACAACAATGTCTGCGTCTGTGGCATCTGTATAGAAGTATCCACTATCCTGTGGGTCGTAGGTATTGTTTATAATACCGTATTTTACTGATGACTGGTTTGGATAATACCCTGGTCTAAAGCGATAGTTACCAACCTTATCAATGTTTTCTGCGAAGTTCATGTTCCACTCAGTAATGACTGCTGAATCAATTTTTAATGATGATGCAGTCTCTAGGTGATTTTGCAGTTGGTTATCGTAAAACATTATACCTCTTCCAGAGACAAAGAGATGTTCCAGAAATCGTAGTTTGTTCCTCCACGCTTTTGTACAGAGTAGTCAAAGGCCGAGAAGAATACTTCAACAATTTCGTTATACTGTCCTAGGCGACCGTAGGTTCCCTCAACGC